CCATTTAACAACAGTAAATTTGAAGATGACGATGTATTCGTTTATCTATACAACACTGCTACGGGTAACTATGACCTGAAGTCCGTTACTTCAGATTATGCAATCTCTGGTAATACGATTACGTTTACCAGTATTCCAACCACTCAGGTACTAATTCTCCGGCGCACTGATTTCAATGCACTGAAGATTCCTAACTTTACACCTGGCAGTTCGATACGTGGACAGGATCTAGATCTCAACTTCACCCAACTACTCCGTGTAACCCAGGAGTTTCGTGACCTAAAGGTAGATAAATTCTTCCCTGAGGTACGAGCTGACTTAAATATGAATAGTCAGCGAATCGAGGCTCTAGCCGAAGGTGCGGCTGACACTGATGCTGTGAATCGTAACCAGCTTGCAAAGGTCATTACTGATGACCTTATTGCTGGTGACTGTATTACTTTAACAGATTCAGTTGGAGGTGCGAATTCTGGCGATCAAGTAACTATTTCGATTGCCGATGGTGCAATTGGTTCAAGCAAGTTTGGAACCATTGACGGCTCAAAAATCGACATGTCGTTGAATGAGTTGTCAAACGTCAGCGTACCTTCGCCTAACACTAATGAGTCTTTGATATACAACGGTACTCAATGGGTTACAGGGACGATTCCTGGCATGGGTACTGTAACTAACGTTGCTACCGGAACTGGACTTACTGGTGGTCCCTTCACTAGCTCTGGAACAATATCAGTTGCAAATGGTGGTATTGGAACAACACAACTAGCAGACGATGGAGTAACTACAGCTAAACTGGCTGATACTGGAGTAACTACAGCAAAAATTGCAGACGACGCAGTAACTGCTGGAAAACTTGCTAATACTGCTGTAACTCCAGGAAGCTACGGTACTGCAACAAATATCCCTTCACTAACTATTGATGCTCAAGGCAGAGTCACCGCTGCCTCTACAAACACTGTTGATATTGTTGGAGACACTACTCCTCAACTTGGCGGAAACTTAGATTTAAATAGTAAGGACATTACTGGTACAGGTAATATTGCAATTACAGGAAAGGCAACTAGTACTGCTACTGCTATTACTGACTCTGATACTACACTGGTAACTAAAAGTTATGTTGATAACAATGCACCTGTAATTAGCGTTAAAGATTACGGTGCTAAGGGTGATGGAGTCACTGATGATCTTTCCGCCCTTAACTCAGCTATTGCAGCTGCTGCTGGTAAGACCCTGGTCTTCCCTGAGGGCGTCTATATGATCTCTAATCAGCTCTTCTTCAAAAAATCTAACTGCGTCATTAGGGGCGAAGGAGATGTAACCATCAAGAGTATGAATGGCATTGATGGTCGTATTGGTTGTGTAGGTATTGGCAACCCGTATTCGGCTACTGAAGGTACAAACGGTAACTGGGTAAACTATCCACCAACAACGAATGTGATACTTGACAATATCAAAATCGACTATAATAAGAGTCGTTGGTTTATAAGCATTGCAGAGCCTACCGTTGCTGGGCGTTTCACTCAATGTGCATTGTCAATTGCTAATGCCAAGCATATTACTGTTAAAAACTGCCGTATCTCAAACGGTAAGCGCCAGACAATCGATATCACTACTCCAGTAAGTAAGGATACTAGCGCTGTAAGTGCTCTAGATGGCTTGATTAACATGCCATCCATGCCTATGGATTCCAACGGCAAAGCTATCTTTGGTGCTCAATATATCACCATCGATAATTGCATTGCAGAGGGAGCTGGTGACGATGTTATTGCTACTCACTGGTGCTCTAACGTCCTTGTTAAAAACAGTTTGTTCCAACAAACTCGTGGTAAGTCAAGCTCATCTAATACCAACTGCATTGAGATTGACGACGGCAGCAGGAACATCACTTTCGATAACTGCACAGCATTTAATGGTATGGGTGGTATTGAAGTTAAAGGTCATCCCCCACAGCCTTCTCCGTACAACATCATTATTAGCAACACTAGAATCGTTAACTGTGCTGTTCCTTTTGAAACTCATCAAAGTGATTGGGAAGAACGTGTTGATGGTAAGTCAAGTAACGCTTGGAACTCGCTATTAAATAAATGGTATGACGTAGATGGTTCTAGCACTCAAACGGTATTTAGCTGGTCATTCCCCAATACCGACCTCACCGGTGCCTCTGACATTGAAGTGTCGTTCGATGATACAAATGGAACCGAAGTAGTTCAAACTTCAGGATTTACTGTTGACTTTGCCAACAAAACGGTAACGTTTACTAGTGCTCCTACAAGCACACGGGTTCGTATCCGACGTAAGTTTTTTAGACTTTCACCGGGAACTGAATTTGAATGTTTTACATATAATGGTGAGTCACCTCTTGCTAGGGGTATTCAATACAGCAACATTCAGATTGTTGCTCCCCAGCAGCGTTGGTCACAGGGAGTTGCTAGGAAGCACTACCTTGGAACTTCGCGTTGTTTCGAGATGGGAGCTTATAGAGACGTAACTCTCAAAAACTTCTATCTATCTGACGGTCAAAACGATGTAGCACATGGTTTAGATGGTTATCGCCCGACTCAAGGTATCGTTCAATTAGTTGCCAGTAGTGATACGCTTATTTGCGACCGCCATGGATACCAAGTTGGTGAACCCATTAGGTTAGAAAATCTAAGCTCATCATCTATGGGAGTTACTGAGGGTGGAGAATACTATGTAAAAGAAGTTGTTAGTCTTTCAACTTTTAAAATAACTTCGGATTGGGAAAAGGTTACTCTTGATTATTCCAATGGTAGAACGGAAATTGCTCAGGTAGCGACAGTTGGTGCCTTAAGCACAACATATCCCACTGGTGTGGCTGCTACCGAAGCTGTGCGCGTTGAAAGCAATGGACAACTCTATTACTACGAGAGTGGTGCATGGGCGTCATACTACGATCCTGCAGGTGCTACGGCTATTGACATACTTGCAGATGGTTCTGCAATGCTTAACGTATTAGGGTCCGGTCTATTCTACTTCCGAGACGGTGTTAAATCTCTAAGCATTGACGGGGTGTCTGTTGATGGATTTGGTCGTATTGGTATTGGGAGCACTTACGATCCAGACCGAATAATTGGACAAATTGGAGTTAATATCGTGTCTAATACACGAGGGTCGCTGTTTATTAACAACTACCGCTCTAATGATGGACCCATCAAGATGGTTGATGGTACAGGGTCCTATCAGTACACAGGTCATATTAGCAATGTCTACCTCTATCATAGTAATGGATCTAGTATTACTGCCGCACCTTTTACAACAACTAATAAGAATTTAGAATATTCCAATATATCTTGTACAGGATATCCTGACGGACTTAAATACTACACAAATGGGCCTGTCACTGGTATAACTGCCGAAAAACCTGCTAATACCCACTCTAAGTATTCTGGTGCTGGTTCTCAGTTTACAAATAAAGTAACTGGTCAAATTATTACCAAGAATACAGATAGAGATTCAAGTGACCATCTAAATCTTACAGCTGCTGCTTGGGTTCTTTTTAGTGGCGCACAGAGTACAGGTACTAATATCAGCATGAAAATCAACAACAATGTTAAACAGGTTGATAAAATAGCTGCTGGTAATTACAAAGTATGGTTGTCTGACAGTCTTAAATTTTCAAGCAATAATGATTTGTTGATGTTTGGAAGTGCTCCTGAAGATAAAAATGTATATTGCAACGCAGCTACCATTGCTGGTGATGGGACAGCAAGCTTTGAGGTCTTTGTACGTGATGACAGTAAAGCTGCCGAAGATGCAGGAGGTGCAGGCGGAGGTGATGACGCTGACCCAGAAACAGCGCCATCCAACCCTACTCACATTCGAATTCTCGTCTTTGGATCTCCTCTCTAATAAAGAATTAGTGTAGTTGTAACTAAACCACAATTTATTATTTTAAAACAATGATCACACTTATCCGTCCAATTCTTTTTTCTTTTATTCAGTCAGATAAGGTTAAGCTACTTATTGTAGATCTTCTAACTAAACTGGCCGAGTCAACCGACAATGAGGTTGATGACAAGGCAGTCGAATTTATTCGTAACGGACTATTCCCTAATAAATAATGGATTTAGGAGAGCCGCCGGTATTACCGTCTATGCGGCTCCCTGAGGCACCATTACTACCCCGTCCAGTAATAGACATACCACGAGCGGAATTACCTAATTACAGGCCGCTTGTGGTGCCTCCTAGCGACCTTCGGCCGCCTCCGGGAGTCAAAGGGACAACACAATCCGACAAAGAAAAAGCTAAACCAAAACCTCATACACCTCCGGTAAAGTTACCGCCAGTACCTAATGACATGAGAGAAGTAGATATCCCATACACGGATATGTCAGTACCTCTACCGTCAAACGAAATTCTTGTGACCGCTGGTACTACAGCCACGGTTTCAGTTGCAGCAACCCTAGCGGCAACTGCAGTTTTCAAAAGGACAGTATCTCTTTTAAAACCTATTATTAAATTACTGTGGACCAAGATAACAAAAAAGAAGGATTTATCAAATTCATAGTTTTAGTCTGGTCTGCCGGACTATTAACAGCTTCGTATGCCGGATGGATGGAAAAAATGGATCCAACATACGTTGCTTCGATATTAAGCGGGACATTAGCAACATTCTCTATCACACGTGAAAAAAACAAATGAAAAAATTAATCATTCTACCCTTGATTCTTGCGTTGGTTGGAATTATCGATAGCAATCCTGCTGAAGCAAAAAGACAAAATGGAAGACCTGGTGTATCAGTAAAAAACTGTTCAAGGCGTAATCCATGTTCAAGGATGCCCAAGATTCGGTATCAAAAACCTCCAAAAGCAAGAAAATGCAATCTTTGTCAAAACAGAGGAATAAGAGGAATCTTTTGAAAAAACTACTACTACTACTGTTTTTAGCTGCTCCAGTATCAGCTCAAGTAACGCCTAACTTTACGCAAGGTTCAATGCAGTCAACAACAACGACCACCATTGATATTGACAGAACTATTGCTACTGAAATTTATGGTGGCGATTATTCATCATGGTCTGGAACAAATGTAACCCCAAGTGGCTCAATCGAAGATTCTGCAACTACATTTTCAGTAACAGAATCTGGAGATCCGTTTCAACTAGAAATAGTGACTCGGGCAGCAGGTGTAGTCGAAACAATCGACATCACAGAAGTAATCGAACAAACGTCTACTACTACATCCTTATCGGTTTTCTCTCAGTAAGCCCTGCTTACGCTGAGGATAACGATCCAAAAGTTAGCAACACATCAAACCCTGTAGCTGCGGCAACCGGAAATGTGACCAATCAAGCCGTTCAGTTCCAAAATAATGGAGCACCAAGTAGACAATATTTTTCGAACGGCAATAGCTGTAATGGAACTACTATGACATTTCAACCCTTTTATATGGGTGGTGATGTACATACTGAGTCCTATCAGCGTACAAGTAACTTCGGCGTTCAGCTTGGATTTTCAGTACCTCTTGATGGAGGCATGGTTGAAACCTGCAAGCAAATAGCTAGACGCCATGAACAGAAGATGCGTTTGGACTACGAACTAGTTCGTGCAATTAAATGTACAGAGATTATGAAAGCAGGATTTACCTTTCGACCTGGAAGTCGAGTAGAAGTCCTGTGTAATGACATCGTACCAATCGTATCGCTTACTAATAATAAATCCGACAAGTAATGCTTGAAGCAACAGTGACGCTAGTCATCGCTGCAATTGCTGGCGGTGCAGCTCTTAATAACAGATTACATAACAGAATTAACAACGTGCACGACCGTATTAGTGGTTTAGACCGTCGCATCGATGCAATTGAATTAGGCGTTGCTACTGACTACGTGTCAAAAGCAGACCTTTCAATCATGACTAAGCGGATGGAAGATCACATGATTCGTATTGAAAACAAATTAGATCAAATTGTATTGAGGAATAGTTAATGGCACCAAAGTACAACTCTGCAGCACCACCTAAAAAAGTGCGGACAGACAAACCTGGAGATTCACCAAAGAATTTTCAAAATCCGTTTAGGACACCCTTGGTACATAAAAAATTAAAAAGCGAACAACCAAACCGAAACGTATGACATACCAACTTGTAGACAACATCCGAAACAAAGTTCTTCAAGAGTTCCCCACTAAAGAACTGGCTGAAAAAGCACTTGAGCGTCAGTCAACTGAAGCCGACGTATCCATTGTAGAGCCACCTAAGAAGACCACAAAGAAAAAGAAGGTGGCTGATGTCAAAGAAGAAGGCAACTGAAGATCAGTTCAACGAACTGCATAACTTAGTCACCAAAGAGTTTCTTGCACGAATTAAATCTGGGGAAGCTACTACACAAGATCTAAAGGCAGCGTGTGATTGGCTTAAAACCAATGACATTAGTGGTGTTGCTTATGACGGTAATCCGTTGTCCAAGCTAGCCAGCGTTATGCCAGAGATCGACCCTGAACTTGTACAAACCAGACTCTATGGCAAGCGGTAAAACCTCCCAGTATTACAAGAAAAATCCTGCTGCTAAACAACGTCGTCTTAAACAGCAGGCTAAATACAACAAAACTAAGAAGGGACTAAAGATACGTACAGCTGCAAACAAGCTAAATAGAGAGCTTGGCACATACGGCAACGGTGACGGTAAAGACGCAAGTCATACCGGCAAGGGCAAAGGGAAACTGGAGTCCATGAAGATTAACCGGACCCGTCCGCGCAAAGGCAAAAAGTACGCATCTAAATGACCCCCTTACTTCCAACTCCTGATCATTACCTTAACAACCTAATAACCATGACATCCTCTGAAGCAAAGCGTCTTTGGAGGCGCAGCATTAAAGAACATTTTGGCTGTACATGTGTTTATTGCGGAGCAACCTATGAATTACACGAACTTACTTTGGATCACGTTCATCCTCGCACCTTTGGCGGTGAGGATATTACCAGCAATTTGGTATGCGCTTGTACTCAATGTAATCAGGACAAAGGAAGTACACATTGGCGTTCTTGGATGAGAGAACGCTTTGGATTGAATCCTCTTCGCGAGGAACTTATTCTCTCGCATATTAATTAATGAGCAAACAAGAAATTAATAAGGACACACTTCGTGCAGTGTTGGCACGTATGGCTCTTAATAACCCAAAACTGCCGACTAAAGAAGCTGCGGAAGCTAGACGAATTCTCCAGAGTATTAAAGATACTAAGGCTCTTAAATCACCATATGGAGCTGATTATTATAATACTGTATTAGACACACGAGTTGAGTTAAGTAGAACTAAACCTCACGGAACAACTGATATCGCTTTTAAAACTGATGGTGGTTACGACCGTCCTGATGTACCTAATACAAGAGTACGTCGTCTAGGTATTGCCGCTCAACTTAATCGAGCCATTGATGATTTGCCGACAGCACGGGATGGCACTGGTCGTAGTGCTTATTACGAAGCTATTCCTATGACTGATCAAAAAGATTATAAAAAAATGAGCAAATCACGCTCAAAGGATAATCAACGTGCAAAACTTTATCGTAGAATGTCTAAGGGTGCAATGGATGCTGTACCTGATCGATTTGGCAATTTAAGTATTCAGGGAGAACGTATATCTGATGACACCTTTCAACCACGTGGTGAAAAAGGTCGTGTTAAAAAACATGTTAAATGGAACCTTGCAGAACCTGTTAAACGTCTAGATAAAATTGGTCGTCAGTTGCAGCCAATGAATAATGCACTTTCCATTGTTTCTAATATTGCTAACCGCGCTAATCCTTACCTCTTAGCAGCTGATCTGATTCAACAGGACATTAGAAATTCAACAGTTGCCGATGGTACTTTAGAAGGTAGATCTGCTTATGAACTTGGTTTTCAAGGTCCACCTGATCCTAAACCTAAAACTAAATCAAAACCTGTAATCAAAGCACCTCCTAAAAAAAATACAGCTGTACTAGCTAAAAAAGGTGGTAAAACTGGCTCTTCAATTAACGGATTGTTTATTGCACATCCTTGGTCTGCTGAACAACGAAACCGTTACGCAGCTAGAGGCGGTAAATAATACATGGATACCCTCGATTTACTGAGGGGTGATTTCAAGCTGTTCTTACAAGCACTGTGGCAGCAGCTTGACCTTCCTTCGCCCACACGCGCACAGTACGCAATCGCAGATTATCTACAACACGGACCTAAGCGTCTACAAATTCAAGCCTTCCGAGGAGTCGGCAAAAGCTGGATTACAGGTGCCTTCGTGTTGTGGACACTATTTAACGATTCAGAAAAGAAGATTATGATCATCTCCGCGTCTAAAGAACGTGCAGATAACATGTCAATCTTCCTGCAAAAACTAATTATTGAGACACCTTGGCTGTCTCACCTACAACCTAAATCAGATGATAGTCGCTGGAGTCGTATTAGCTTTGATGTTAATTGTAGTCCTCACCAGGCCCCAGCTGACGGGTAGTCGTGCAGATCTAATGATTCTGGACGACATCGAGGTTCCTGGTAACAGTCTTACGGAAATGATGAGGGAGAAGCTTCTACAACTTTGTACAGAAGCTGAATCCATCTTGACACCTAAAGATGACAGTCGAATCATGTACCTCGGTACACCTCAGACGGTCTTTACGGTCTACAGGAAACTCGCAGAGCGTAACTACAGACCTCTTGTATGGCCAGCTAGGTATCCTCGTAAATTAACTAATTACGAAGGTCTCCTTG